TCTGTGGTTCTTTTTGACAACACGTTCGGTATGCTCCTTTAGTGCTAACGTCAAAGTATTGTTGCAAACAACACGGATTGGTGTAAAGCGAACATCGATACACTGACCAAACTTATGAGGATTTGTAAACAAGAGATATGAATCGACTTGGTCGCCTTTGAACAACTCAAACGAATCCTTTACTTTAGCGAGCGCCCAAACAATTTGACCGTCGCGGAGTGAACCAGCAGTGTTCATCTCCATATCACCAGCATCGCAGTATTCTGAAAAGAAGTGTTTCCAGTCCTGGTTTACAACAAAGAGAAGGGTCCTCAACGCAAAGAGTTGTCCAAAAGTGCTACTCGCGCTTTGGAAGTGATTAACACACAACCCGGTGCAAACTATGCTGAGGGATCTTGGTGGCAAGCTTTCAACGCTGTCACGTACTTGACCGATCACAAGATTGGTAAGACTGCTGATTCACGTTTGCAATCAGCTTGGTTTGGTGCAAACAAGAACCTCAAGATCAAAGCTCTTGAGACCGCAATCGAATTCGCAGAAGCCGCTTAAGGAGACAATGATGAGATTACCTGCTGGCAAATACTTCGTAGCAGATCCCTGCTACATTATCCGAGATGAAAAATATGACAGACTTCTTGAAGAAACTAATTATTTCGGTTACACTCTTCCTGATCGTGGTAACATTTTTATCGATAGTGTCACCAAACTTCCTTTTGCTGTGTTTAGTACTGCTTATGGGGACGGTTGTTATCGTGACGGGTTTGGTTTTAAGTATGGCGTTGATGCTGGTTGCATCTCTTGCGTCCCTGCTGCAATGGTTGACGAACATGCCAGTGCCAGTGAATACATCAACTTGGTCTCATTTGACGAACCTTTTGAAGTCGGGTATAATAATGGTTTAATTACTTTCGGTCATATACAGATCGAAACAAAAGGAGACTATGATGAGTACCAAGAAGATTATCAAGAAGAACTTGACGCCTGATGAGATGTACCCTGGTGATGTTGTTCTTTGGCAAGGCAACATCACCGATACTCTGAACCTCCTTTGGCATACTATTGAGACTAAGCACTTCAGGTTCTACCAGAAGTCGTTTAAGTTTGATCGTTGGGTAGAGGATTACAAAGATACAATTCGTGAATACTTCGATAAGAGAGGAGTTCACGCAGTTCCGATGGACTATGTCGATACAGTGGTTGGAAAGCGTTCTTGGCTGGTTTTAATCGCTTCTGGCCCCGTATCGATAAATATAAGTCATGGTTAGATGTTTAACCATGTTATAGTTGTACGAAGCAACTAGAAAAGAGTTCTGGACGCGGGTTCAATTCCCGCCAGGTCCACCATAAGAATTTAGGTCTGCGCCGTGCGATAATGAAGATGACTAAGGGATCACGGACATCCAGATAATCTAAACCAAAATTCTTATGATGGGCTTGACTAGTTTCGACAAGGCAACAAGTACAAAAATTGGCTACTCGGGAAAGCAGAACCCGTAGGATTGAGGTAACTCGGTCGTAGAAGCAAAACAAAATAAATGCAAACGATGAACGTTTCTTGATGGCTGCGTAAGCACCATCGGAGTTTTGCAAGTTGAACTTAGCAACAGAATCAACTTGCTTTGGTGTATTGATTGTTGGATGGTTTACCTATTTTAGCAACTGACATTTTTTGTAATGTTTCTTGTGAATATATGTTTTTCTTACCTTTATTCCAAGGTGGTGTGCCAGAAGGTCTTCCGTTTTTAAGATTGTAGTATTTTTTACCAAACTCAGATTCTTTAATCATACGAAGAAATCTAGCCTCTTCTTTTCTGGCAGACTTCCTATCATTAAAGACTTTGATAATTTTACGTTTGAAATCGTTAGGTCTATATTGATGTTCTCCGTTAAACCAGCGTGATGAAGAAACATAACCATCAGTTATTTGTCCTTCATGCATACCAACATAGAACATCTTTCGGCATTTATCGTGCCATATATATAAAAAGAATTGCATTATTATCCTCCAAGATGTATAATGTATTTAGTAAAAGTAAACTTTCAAGTTCGCATTTACTGGGGTTTCAGTTGGTTTCCTCGTAACAGAATAACCAACTACACTACACTCATCACACAAGGAGAAAAATATGAGTAACATGACACCATTCGAGATCCGTCTCGAACTTCTAAAACTTTCTAAAGACATGCTCGAACAAGAGTATATGTCTAAACGGGAAGTTGCACATAATAACTGGCAGGTAGCTTCCGAGAATGCTCGCACTCAAGGACAACAGTTACCAACACAACCAGAATATTCACTATTCCCATCAGAACAAGAAATCATTAATAAGGCGCAAGCTTTAAATGGTTTCGTTTCTAACATTTCTGAACCTGCTAAGGTTACTAAGAAGTCGTAAGGGAAAGATAGGCTTCGGCCTATCTCACACACAGAAAGGAACCAAATGCAAAGTAGGATTGTGCTTCTAAGCGCATTTTTATCAAGTATTATTTTAATGGTATCTTCAATCAATGTTGATATACACAACATTATGCCAATCAAGGCAAGCTATCAGTCTCTATCAAAAGAGGCACAAAAACACGTGACATGTCTGGCTGAGAATATCTATTTTGAGTCGGCACATGAACCCGTTACTGGCCAAATGGCTGTTGCGTTTGTCACTATAAATCGTGTACAGACCGGCAACTATGCTAGTAATATTTGCGATGTAGTAACTCAAAAGACCGGTAACACTTGCCAATTTTCTTGGTATTGTGATTCCTTATTTACCTCAAAACGGTTGACAATCAAGAGTACAAAGTTGTATAATGACATTAGAGAGTTAGCAACTAACCTGTACATTAATTTTGATCGTATGGAGGATGTTACAAATGGTGCGACATATTATCATGCAGATTATGTTAATCCAAATTGGACAAAACTACAGAAGGAGACTAAAATTGGCAGGCATATTTTCTACAAAAGCAAAGGTGACAAAATTGACCGAACAAAAGGAGTTATTTAATATGAACAAAGACCTTATCACTATATGTGTTTCTATAACAATCGTATTGTGTACCACAATCGTTGGAGGATTCATGTATAATTTAAACGACCGTAATAACATGGCCAAAAACATCGAAGCCGCTATTACAAAAGGTGTTGATCCATTGTCTGTTAAGTGTGCATATGAAACTGGAGCTAATCCGGTTTGCATCACAATGGCAGCAACAAAGAAATAATTTAGGAGTATATTATGGCAGTGAAACAATTTAGCATTAATCAAATCTCTAATGAAGCAGACCGCAAGAAATTGTTGGATGCTGTACAAGAGTGTTCAAATTCTATGACACGAATGGACGGAGAAAAAGATTTCATTAAAGAAGCAGTGAAAAAAGTTTCAGATGATTTGAAATTACCTAAACAAGTCGTTCAACGTTTGGTCAAAGTTTATCATAAACAAAACTATGATGAAGAAGTTGCCACGCATGAACAATTTGAGCAGTTGTATGAAACGATTGTGAAATAATGCCAACTAAAGAAGAAATGAAGAAGTTTTCTGTGGAGATTGATAGGTTCGTCTCCGAAAGAAACATCAATCATCTTGAAGCTATAGTTGAGTATTGTGCCGAAACGGGTCTCGAAACGGAAGTCGCCGCAACATTAATTAATTCGAATCTAAAGTCGAAAATTGAGTTGTTGGCTTCCGATTTGAATATGCTGAAAGTGAAGAAATCTCGTTTACCCATATGACTGGTTATGAAACATTTGCGTTATTCAATTCTTTAAAACTGCACTTCAACCGAGAATCTTACGATTACTTTAAATATAATGGTAAAAGTAACATCTCAGTTGATGCATTTGAGAATAGGCGTGACAAATACCACTTTCACAAGTTGTCAAGGAAGTACACAAACAAGGAAGACATGGAATTATTTTTCGTGTCCAACTTGGTTGAGAAACCTAACACTTGGGCTGGTGATTTGTTAACTGAAGAAGCAGATATCAATTACAAGACTCACCAAAAGGTGTTACAATCACTATCGTACTTTTTCGAAAATGATTGCCACCTGCTATTTGATGGTTGCGACAATCCAAACGATTTGTTCAAAGTGAATGACGGTGATTATCCTGTAATATTACGCAAGACCATGCAGAAGGTAACACAAATTGAAACTTTGTGCATACTTAATAAAATACTTGGCTTTGAACCTAACTGGAATGCTAGAATTGCCGATACTATTCGGTGGCCAGAATTTCGGTTAAGATTGCTCAAGTATGCCACATTTCTGCCACAGGATGTGTTAAAATATAAACTTATTCTAAAGAAGATGATATGATAAAGAAAATCTACCTCGATATGGACGGTGTTCTCTGTAACTTTGAACGCCGGTACCTTGAACTATATGATGAGTTACCTGGTTCTATGCGGGACCGGAAAGACTTTAATGTGAATTGGGATCATTTTGTGCAAACAGAACAATTTAAAACATTGGACTGGTGGCCTGGTGGTCGAGACTTGTTGACGTACATTACACAATATCAACATGAAAATGAAGTCGAGGTAGAAATTCTTTCATCTTCTGGTGGCCAAAAATACCACCGAGAAGTTGCTCTGCAAAAAATTGAATGGCTGTCTGATAAAGGCATTCCATTTAAAGCAAATATTGTTTCTGGACGTAAGGTGAAAACCGAATATGCCACACCAGAATCGATATTGATTGATGATACACATGATATTATCCAAGCCTTCATTGGTGCGGGTGGTATCGGTATACATCACAAAGATATAGGTAATACTTTAATGATGTTGGATAAACTTCTGGACAGGTCACCTATATAAATCTATATTATGATAATATGGTCGTTTGTACAAGCCTATATTATAATGTGGACAAAAAAACTATACAACGCAATACAAATTATACAAGGAAATATATATGAGTTCATTTGCAAATCTTAAACGCAATCGTGACAATTTCGACAAGTTGTCAAAAGCGATTGAAGCAACCGGCACTCCTGCAGAAGCTGGTTCTAAAGATGACACCCGATTCTGGCAACCAGAAGTTGATAAAGCTGGCAACGGCATGGCAGTAATTCGTTTCTTGCCATCTCCCGCTGTTGATGGTGATGATGCTTTACCATGGGTTCGAGTATTCACGCACGGATTTCAGGGACCTGGAGGTTGGTTCATTGATAACTGTTTGACTACTTTGAATGATAAGTGTCCTGTGTGCGAACACAATAACACACTTTGGAATTCTGGTATCGAAGCCAACAAAGATATCGCACGTAAGCAAAAACGTAAACTAACTTACATGACGAATATTTTGATCGTTTCTGATCCAAGTAATCCGTCAAACGAAGGACAGGTTCGCTTGTTCAAATTCGGTAAGAAGATTTTCGACAAGATTAATGAAGCGATGAATCCCGAATTCGCTGATGAAACACCTATCAACCCATTTGATCTATGGGAAGGTGCTAACTTCAAGTTGAAGATTCGTAATGTTGAAGGTTATCGTAATTATGACAAATCAGAATTTGCTAGCAAGTCTGCCTTGTCTGAAGATGATGCCGAGTTGGAAACAATTTGGAAGAAAGAATATTCCCTCAAGGAATTTACTGAACCAAAGTTGTTCAAACCTTACGCCCAATTGAAGACTCGTTTGGATAAAGTATTAGGCTTTGAAGGCGTTGCACCTTCAACTACTGCTGAATCTATCGATCTCTCACCACCTGCAGCTAAGTTTGCACCACGTTTAACACCTGCTGACATTGCTGGAGATGATGACTTGGAATACTTCAAGTCTCTCGCTGAAGAATAAAACCTTCTTTACTGAACGTTTAGACCCCGCCAAGTGCGGGGTTTTTTACGCTCCCATTCTGGCAGGATTTAAAATACTTGTGCCCCAAATATCCGCCCAAGGATCTAAGTTGTGTGCTGAGGCAACCGAAGTTTGTGTTGCTTTTTGTTGTTGTGGTGCAGCTGCCTGTTGATTGACGACAACTGGTGCTGATTGTGGTTGTGTAGATAAAGCCAACCTCATATCCGAAGCTGCCGTAGAACCAGAGGCTAATGCTGTACCTGTAGTCGATGATGTTGGTGATAACATTGCAACTTTTTTTGCAGTATCTGCTGTTGCATTAGTCAATTTGTTAGCGTAGTTAGGATCTGTTGCGTATCCGGCTTTTTGTAATGCCGTAAAAAATTCACCTGAAGTTTTCGATTCGAAAACACCAGCTTTGGTATATCTTTTATTATTCTTCAAAAATTTCACATAATCGTTGACCGCTTCTTCTTGACTACCATATGATCTAAATGGTTGAGGAATTCTAACTTTTTGACCACCAACATATTCGTGCGTCATAACATCTTTTTTATCGCCTTGCCAACTAGAATCAGCTTTAATTCCAAAATAATTATATTTTCCTGAAACTTTGGAACCCCACCCACTCTCAAACCCCCATTGAGTTAGAAGTGCATTTGGATCAACACCTCCCAATTCTTTGGCTGCTTTTTCCGCCAAAGGATACATGGCCGTAAGAAAGTCTTCTTTATTTTTAAATGCACCATCATTCGATACACTGACTGGTGTAGGAGAAATAGAAGAAGTTTCGGATTTAGTTGGTGTAGGAGAATTAGATTTTGCACTAAGTCTTCTTGACTCTGCAGCAGCATATGAACCATCGTCCATGGATTGTAATGCTTGTCCATGCAGTTTGTCTTGCATCTCTGACTGCACAGAAGAACTTTTTATTTCAATAGCATTTTTTCCTGATGCTTGAGCTGATGCTATGGCTTCCGCTAATTCTTTTTTGGTTTTAATTTCGCCTCTTGTGTAATCAGAAACATCTGCATCGGTTCTGTCTTTATCAAGTAAAGATTTTAATCCCTGATCTATCAATAAAGTTCTTGCGGCTAATTTCGATGAGTTACTTCCAACGTCTTGGGCCACTCTGGCATCTGTTTTTTCTGGTGTATTAGCTTCTGCATTTTTTCTATCTATTAAATCCATTAACCATTTTGCACTAACTAATGCACCGGCAAGAGCTAAGAACACAGGATTTGATATTATAGGCAACAACAAACGAAATACAGTACCTAATCCTGACAGAGCAGCTGAACCAAGTCCAAGTATTTTTCCTATATTTTCGGCCGAAAAAATGCTAGAAAGTAAACTTGGTATTGAACTTAATGCTCCGGTTACCGCAGCTGCGATTGTTGATCCTATTCCTAATAACGCACCCATTATTCCTTTATTTCCGCCTTCAAGCGCTGCATCACCTGAGACTTTTAAAGTCGGTGATGTTTTTGATTTATTTTTTGCAATTTGACTTTCATATGCGTTTTCTCTTGCAGCTGAATCTCTAAAGAACATATCTGATGCACGTGATGCTTTTCCACCACCCATTGTCACCAACTTCATAATGTTTTGACGCATGACGTTCATGTCTCTGGCCATTGCATTACTATTCATTGTATTTTTTGCAATGATAGTTAGTTGTGATTCTTGATTCTGTGATGATATTAATAAAGAATTTAATACCTCAGACTTTATTTCTCCATTAAATGTTCCAGATTCTGCTAATCTTTTACCTGGCGTTCTATCTAATGATTGATATCCTTTTCCGAAAATCTTTTGGCCAGAAGCGGCCAACATACCACTGCCACCAAAAAGCATGTTCCTAGGATCCAATCTTTCTTTGGTTCTTTTGAATGCTGCAGAACCAAGAGAACTTAATATCCCTTTTGATTTTAATTCTTGTTTATAAACATCGGTAAAAGTTGCCATTTTTTATTTTTTTCTACTGTTAATTTGTTGCTTGGTCTTTTCATTTTCTTCTTCTATAAATCTCAAAAGCATAGTAACATACATTGTTTTTTCCCAAGGCACCATCTTTTCCAAATCACTTAAACTATATTTGTGGTGTTGCATCAACGCAAAATTGGTTTGATAATGATTCGTTAAACTATCGTGCCTAAACATTATACGAAAAAACTTTGTAATCCCTCCAACACCATCTCTTCCTGATACCCGCATTTCCCACATTTGAAATCCAGTGTCTTTTTCATTTTAGGAATGTTGTCAAAAAAATCTTGTATTTTTTGAAATTGGTCTCTGGTTAAACTATCTACGAAATCTAATAATTCTTTTTCTTCAACATCTTTGGAGTAATAAATCGATTCTTCATCGTAAATATAATCTATGCTGCTTGAAACTAATTTACCTAAAACTTCAGATTCTTTAAGATTTCTTATTTTTTCCATAATCTTAAAATCTGGATATTTCATAACCACACCAAGCTTTTGTGTTAATTGAATTTTACAAGAATGATTTTCATCTTGTTCGGGATAAATTTCCAAAGCATTAAAACTTAATTTAATAATATGATTACAAGGTTTGTCTAGTCCTTCTTCATCTTTAACTTCATTATTGCATTTGTATTCCAAGTCTATTATTTCACCTACAGACCTTGCTCTTAATTGTAAGAACATATATTCTAAGTCTAGTATGGGCAAATCATCTACATTAATATCGTCTATGCAACAATTATTAACAATTTGTTTAATTGCTAATAGTACGGCTTCTTCTTCTTCAGATTCCATAGCCATCAACAGTATTTTTTCCTCTTTTACCAAAAAAGGTCTAAATTTTATCTTTTGTTTAGATAATGGTAAAGTTATTTCATATAACGGTGTATCAATCTTAGGTAACATTCTATCTCCATTTTAAATTAAATTCTATTTCCAAAAATCGTGGATGCTGCCCATGATCCAAATATGGATGCAGCTGCCTCTTTCAAATCATAACTGCCTTCGTAAATTGTTCTATATTTTTGATAAGCAAATTGAACACTTAGTCTGTGAAAGTTATCGTCAGACCAAGATAGTGGTTGTGCGGCAATTGATACTGGAAAAGCATCAATCAATTCAACCGCATAAATTTGTTTAATAAAATCATCATACTGAATAATTTTAATGTTTGTCAGATATCTAGACTCTTGGTCTTTTGCAAATCTTAAATTGTTTGTATCTGTTGGCATAATAGCTTCCATCCAACGATCAAACAACTTTCTTTCATAAAAATCATTAGTACACAAAAATGACAATGTGGTTTCTGTATATTGTGTTTGATATGGAACTTTAAATACTGGACCATAAATCTTGACTTCTGTTGTGCCTAAAGTTTTGCCTGGAAGCTCAGCTGCTTCACATTGCATTGACAGATAACGTGTGATTGAAGGATTAGAAGACTTGGAATAACCTGTTGGTGATTGACCACCAAATGATGAAGACAATATCTCACTCACATCAGTTGCAATTGTATTTGGTAGATTTATAATCTTTTCAAGTAGGCCAACTTCAATAAATTTGCCGATATACTCTGGTATTGGTAGAATTACCTGAAAACGATTTGGTCTAGCAAGACCATCCTTTGCCTTAATGTTAGACAAGAATAAATTTGGGGCGAATGACATTAGAATTTCTTTCTTGAGTCGGAATATACTTTGTTTGTAGAAGCTCCAACAAAACTTTCCATTGGCAATAACGCAGCAATGTCCCATTCACCTGCTGAAATTTCCAGGAATCTTGACTGAACATGGTTAAACAGATATCTCTTAATGCAAGGTTGTGCCTCGAACAATTTAGATGCAGCTTTCAAAGTTTGATACGTTAATCGTAACCTTGTCGATGCGTCATACTTGTTATTATTGGCGTAATCACTTAGTTTATCTAAAAGAATGATGCGTTGCTTTGGGTGAATGTAGTGTAGATTCAGCCCTAGAAAACCGTCTTGGTAACGTTCTATTGGTAAAACCAATGGGAACCTGTCGTAATATGGCAACGAATCCTTCGTTTTCGGATCATAAAAGTAAAAGTACATTTTTCCAATAATTGTGCCCTCTCTCAATCTGGTCATGTCATTCATTAACGATTGTTTCGATGGTTTTAAATCCGAAACTTTCGAACGAAGCCAATCACGTGACTTTCGAGTGCGTGGTGTTAATCCCTCTTTTTGCAGGGATGCATTAATTCTATCTATTAAATAAGCCATGCCGTATTTATACTAGATGCCTAGTTCTTTTTCAGTTATGATTTGAAATTGCCACCCATGTTCTCGGCAAAAGATATCGGCAGCTCTCCACTTCTCTTGATTTACCGCATATGTTGCCGCCTCTTGGATAAACCTATGAGTCTTGCGTTTTTGGACTGGCATCTTCGTTTGTGAATAAGGCTTAACCTCCCACAAATATGTCATCACCAGACCGTCTTTCCGCCTGACCTTGACGATGAAATCTGGAAAGTAACGATGTATTTTTTGGTCAATCGGACTTCTGTAGGGAATGGGTAACTCC